CTTATGGAATGTCTGGACTGGCTGTTGATACTTACGAAGACTCGGGCCGGACGGTAGGGCAGCAAACATTAACGAACAATTGCATTTATAACGGCGTTACTGGCGACAATAAAGTGACGTGGCGTGGTAGCAGCTACACCATAAACGCAGCACCCGGTCATAGCCTGAATGTTGAAGTGTCGCCGGGTCTGGACTTGGTGCATCGCCCAAGTGCGGCTACTGTCAAAGATAGCGGGTTAGCTGTTGATGCGCTGGATTATTACGGCAAACAATTCAGGGCGACTCCGAATATGGGTGCGGTAGATTCTGCCCCTCCTGCCCGCACAACGGTAGCCCGGACAGTAACGACCCGGACAGCAACGACAAGAAAGATAGTTGGAAGAATTGCAGCATAAAGCGTACCTGTGCGTCTCACAGGGCAGAAGTGGAGTTTTAAATGACTGAAGAAGTTGCAGAAACCCTAGCGGAGGTACCCGCGCCCGAACTGGAGACCACGGCGGAACCAGTTTTAGAAGACAAGCCGGTCAAGACGTTCACGCAAGAGGAACTCGATTCCATTGTTACGAAACGCCTTGCTAAAGAATCAAGAAAGTTGACGCGGCAAGCTGAGTTGGAGGTTGAGAACCGATATCTCAGGGAGCAAGCAAGCAAACGAGAAGTGAAGGCAGAGCCAGCCGCACCCACTCAAGGAGAATACTCGACTTACGAAGAGTACCTGGAGGCGAAGGCTGAATATATCGCAGAAAAGAAAGTTGAGTCGAAAATGGCGGAGCGCGAGAAGAAGGAGGCGCAAAGCAAATTCGATGCTGACCGGACTAAAGTGGTTTCTACTTGGCAGCAAAAGGTAGAAGCGGCTACTGCGAAGTATGCGGATTATAACGAGGTTCTAGAGTCGGTAGACCACATTGAAATTCCACCTGCATTGCAGAATGCAATCATGGAATCCGATGTTGGCTCTGATCTGGCTTATCACCTTGGAAAGAACCCGGCTGAGTTGGAACGTATCGTTGCCTTGAAGCCTTACGCGGCACTCATGGAACTCGGAAAGATTGCGGCTAAAGTCTCGCAGCCTACCGAAGTCCAAAAGAAACAAGCATCCAAAGCACCCGAACCTATCAAGCCATTAAGCGGGAAGGCTACAGCAGAGACTGTGGCTCATTCGCCTAATGACGACTTCAAGACATTTTTGAGGAAACGTAACGCGGAACTAGGTCGACTTAAATAACATCAGGTTCGCCCCACTGTGAAGTGCGGCAATCCGGGAAACCGGGCATTCCTGCTTAAAACGGAGTAATAAAAATGGGTAGCAATACACTCTTGACCATTGATATGGTCACGAAGGAAGCTTTGCGTCTTGCGCACGAGAAAGCCGCCTTCATCGGTACGATTAACCGTCAGTTCGACTCATCCTTTGGCGATGGCAACGGCAAGATTGGCGATACGCTGCGTATTCGGCTCCCGTCGCAATACACCCGTCGCCAAGGTTCCCGCGTCATGGATGTTCAAGATGCAGTGGAACAAAGCATCTCGGTAACCAGCGCGACTCAAGACGGCGTGGATATGCGCTTCAACAGCCGTGAAATGGCACTCGATCTGCAAAACTTCAGCAAGATTCACTTGGAGCCCGCTATTGCTGTGATGATTTCCGGTATCGAATCCGATGTCCTGCAAGGCTGCACCAAGCAAGTATGGAACGTTGCCGGTACTGCCGGTACACCTCCTGCTGATCTGGCCGCTGTAGGCTCTGCCCGTGCTCGCCTGAACCAAGGACTGGCACCTAAAGATGGCAATCGAGCCATTCAGATGGACTCGGTCACGATGGGCGGCTTGGTCAATGGATTGAAAGGCTTGTTTCAGGACAGCCAGCAAATCAAGGAACAATATCGCGAAGGTTTGGTCGGTCGTACCGCAATGGCCGACTTCTACGAAAACGAGCGCACATGGACGATGAGCAACGGTGCGGACGTAACAGGCACAACCGATGCATCCAACGCACTGGTAACTGATGGTGGCAATAGCATTACTGCCGACGCCTCCGCGGCTATCGCTGTTACCGTTGGCCAAGTGTTTACCGTCGCCGGTGTATACGCTTGTCATCCTGAAACCAAGGCAGCCTATTCGTACCTTCAGGACTTCGTTGTAACCGCTGGCGATGGCGTGGCATCTACCCGCGTTCTTACCGTATCCCCAAGTATCTACCTGACCGGCGCACGCAAAAACGTGAGCAAATCAGACGGAACAAATTTGGCGGTTACGGATTTCACCAACAAAACCATGACATTCCGTGGCGCTGCATCAACCAGCTATCAACAAAGCCTGATGTATCACAAAGACGCATTCACTTTCGTGACTGCCGCTTTGCCGATCATGTCTGACTCGGTTCGTTGCTCTGTCGAAACATTCGACGGTCTCAGCCTTCGCGTTTGGCAACAAAGCGATATTCGCAATGATGAGTTGCTGACTCGGATCGACATGCTGTACGGGTACAAGGCGATTCGTCCTCAGTGGGCATCAAGGATCACCAGCTAAACAAACTGACGGGGTTTATTCCCCGTCTTTCTTAACAGTTAAGGAGAAGTAAATGACTCAACCAACGGAATATGAACAAATTACCTATAACTCGTCCACTGGCGCTCAGTTAGGTAAAGGCGCAACAGAGAAGATCGGGTTTTATGGTGTCGTGCCTGTAGCGCAACGCGCTTATAGCTCGGCTGTTCATGCCACCAGCGCACAAGCTACGAGTGCCTCTTTCGGTGCCACTCAACTTGCGACCCTGCAAGAGATTCAACTCACCCTCATCGGGCTGGGAGTCTGGGCAACCGTATAACCTTTAATGCCCCTTCGGGGGCATCCTCTCACATGAAAGTTATTTTCTGCATTCCGACCCTCACAAAGCCTTATCAAGCATGCCTTGACAGCTTGGCTGCCTCAGTCCCTTTGATTGATGCTGCTGGATGGGATCACGGAATCGTTTCTGAAATTGGTTCGCCTTATATATCGAATGCCAGAGCCACTATGCTACGCAAGGCGCTGGATGCCAAGGCTGATGTCATTATCTTTATTGACCATGACCTAAGCTGGAAACCGCAAGACTTACTGACCCTTATCCAGACGGAAGGGGATTGTGTAGTAGGGACGTACCGCTATAAGCGCGAGCCTGAGGAGTATATGGGCCAGCTTTTGGGCGGTATCGACGGAAAGCCGATCATCAGGGCAGACGGGGCATTGAAGACCTTCTGTGCGCCCGCAGGATTCCTGAAGATCACTAAACATATGGTAAACCGCTTTATGCAGGCTTACCCGGAATTGGCATACGGGGACAGGTTTAGTCCTCACATAGACCTGTTCAACCACGGCGCATATGAGCATGTCTGGTACGGGGAAGACTACAGCATGTGTCGCAGATGGCTTGCCGCTGATGGAGAGATATGGACTGTTCCCGATCTTGACATTGCCCATCACACGAAAGACATTGAATATAAAGGGAACTTCCATAAGTTCCTGCTAAGACAGCCGGGCGGTAGCGAATGCCCTACAGAGTAATCAGGCGAACAGCAACAGTAGGGGAAATGATGGGGAGTGAACCGTCAACCGCCGAAGCTGCGAGCCTGACCATTGAGGACAAAAAATGATCTTAATGTCACACGCCGAACACGGCTTTCACCACGCATATACCGAAGCCGAAGTTGAGAGCAATAAAAAGCATGGATGGGCTGTGTATGTCGGGCCAGTTGAGCTTAATGACGAGGCCGTACGTCAAGCCTATTTTGAAAAATTCGGCAAGAATCCGCACCACCTGATGAAGATGGAAACAATCCGAAAGGCAGTTGATGACAACCGCGAATGATCTGATATCCCGCTCCCTGAGACTTATTCTTGTATTGGGGCAAGGGCGCAGGACGTTAACGGCTAACGAGCTATCTGACGGGCTGATGGCGCTCAACGCCATGGTGGATTCTTTCTCGATAGACTCATTGATGATCTATCAAACACTTGAGGAAAGCTTCCCTTTGGTCGTCGGAACGGCAAGTTACACGATTGGCACGGGAGGCACGTTTAACACCGTAAGGCCGGTATCGATAACCAATGCTTTCATTCGGGATAACAGCAATAACGATTATCCTGTTGAATTGATTGATAACTTTTCTTACGACTCGATTCCGCTAAAAACAGTAAGTAGCCGGTCAAGGTATCTCTACTACGACAAGCAGTACCCGCTTGCTTATATCCGGCTCATGTATGTGCCTGCTTACGCTGAAACGCTTTTTATCAACTCATGGAAGCAGATACAACAATTCGCCGACGGGACTACGGCTATTTCCCTCCCTCCGGGATACGAGCGGATGCTGGCTTATAACCTCGCAGTTGAAATAGCACCTGAGTATGGCGTGGCCATATCGGACAAAGTAGGACAGATAGCGAAAGAATCCAAAGCCGCGGTAAAGCGGCTCAATTCCCCTAACCCGATTGCGGACGTATCCGAGTCGATGATGGTAAGGGGTGGTAGAGGCAGACGCAACATTTATACAGGCTAATCATGCGCGTTCCATTCATGGGATTAGGGTTTCAAGACAAGTCCCCTAATGTTACATCGCAGACAAGAGTCAACCTTTACTTAGAGTACACCGCAGCCGGGGAAAAGACACAAGTATCAGCTTACGGGACTCCGGGGCTTGAGTTATTCGTAGACTTCGGAGCAACACCAGTAAGGGCGCAATACCCGGTCGGGAACTTCAATTATGTTGTCCATCGCGGAACTTTTTGGGAAGTCAATAACGCCGGAACAAAGACGAATAGAGGTTCACTGCTGACCACATCCGGGCGCTGCTCCATTTCGGATAACGGCCTGCAAGTAATCATCATAGACGGGACGTATGGCTATATTTATACGATAGCCACCAATGCATTCGCCCAGATCGTAGCGGAAGGCTTTCCGACAAATCCTACAACAGTAACGTTTGAAGGCGGTTATTTCCTTGTTTCGCAAGATAACGGACGCTTCAATATTTCGTCTGTGTATGACGGAACGCTATGGGATGCGCTGGACTATGCCACGGCGGAATCCAATCCAGATAAATTAATCCGGGTTGAGCAGGATCACGGCGACGTGGTTCTGTTCGGTGAGATAACAACAGAGTTCTGGGGCAATACCGGGGCGCTCGATTTCCCGTATTCGCGCATCGCCGGTGCGAATGTGGAATGGGGCCTTGCTGCGCGCTGGAGTGTGACCAAGTTCGACAATACCCTCATGTTTTTAGGTAAGAACAGGATGGGGGAAGTTCAGGTAGTCAGGCTCAACGGTTATCAGCCGTTAAGGGTCTCTACGCACGATATTGAAAACATCATAAACGCGGCGACGAATTCGGACGCTACGGCAATGTCGTATCTGGTGGATGGACATCCCATGTACCAGATTAACTTCCCCACTCTACTAAGATCGTTTCTTTATGACGGCGTAACGGGTTGCTGGAGTGAGTTAAAAAGCAGTGGTTCACGTCATTTAGCAGAAATAGGCTCCAACTTCCTGAGTTTAAAGTATGTTTCTGACTACTCGACCGGAAAGATTTACAAGTTGCGTAATGACGTTTACACGGATAACGGCGCAACGATCATACGGGAGCTGACCGGGCGGCACTTTGAAAAGGATATGGATTGGGTAACGGTGAACCAATTCATTCTTGATATGGAAACGGGGCTTGGACTGGCTTCCGGTCAAGGATCAAACCCTCAAGTCATGCTCCAGTATTCAACAGACAACGGGCATACATGGAGTGAGGAACTCTGGACGACTGCCGGGGCTATCGGTACATACCGCACTCGCGCTGAGTGGTGGCGTTTGGGTCGTGGCCGTGACTTTCTGTTCAGAGTGCGCGTTTCTGATCCGATCAAGGTAGTCATTATAGGAGCCGGGATTAAGTGACATTCAAGTTAATACAGCCGCCCATTAAAGTGTCATTCGATGGCGATAGAGGCATTAATCTGCCGTGGGTGCAGTGGACAAAGCAGATGTACGAAATAACAAATACTACGGTTCAAAGCGGGACGACCGCAAACAGGCCGATCAAGTTGTTTGTCGGGCAGATGTATTTCGACATTTCGCTAGGTGCTAACGGAAAGCCTATTTGGGTTCGGAAAGATGGGCTTGGATGGGTGGACGCAACAGGAGCGAATGCGTAATGGATTTAGCTGAGTTTGTTTATAACGCTATCTCCTACAGACTGGAAGTCCCGAAAGAAGAATTCCTTGAAAGGCTTAAAGAATGGACGCTCACCCCGATAGAAATGAACGGGGAAGTTGCGGCTGTGGTTATGGTAAAGGACTCAGAGATACACGTTGCCGCGTCAGAAGAGTACCGGGGAAAATGGCTAAGCCGCTCGGTTATAAAGCGCACTCTAGGAAAGATCATAGAAGATTATGGGATGGCAGTCACCCGCACTGAATACGATAACGCGCCAGCAAGGGCTTTCGTTGAAAGACTTGGATTTGTGCCGGATACCGTCTTTTACCGACTCGATACATTAAAGCACGTCAAGGAGCGAAAATGCCACCAGCAGCAGCAGTAGCCGGAGCCGGGGTTGCGGCTCAAGTAGGTAGCGGATTATTCGGCAAGAGTTCAGCCAATACTGCCGCCAAGATTCAGTCTGGCGCGGCTTATCAAGCCTCTCAAAAGCTCGGCGCGGCTACCACTGCCGCGAATGGTGTATTGGGGGATGCTTACCGTACTGCGGTTGGCCAACTCCAGCCCTATGAGACTGCTGGTGGGAATGCGCTTAATCAGCTTCAGTGGGGATTGGGGCAAGATTCAAATGTTTATAACCCTAACGCTGCCCCAGCCAAGACTCAGGCAGATTACGTAGCTGAACTAACCCATCAGTTCACGACTAAGGGCGCATTGAATAAGTACGGAGACCTCTTAACAGGGGCGCATGACACGGTTGATACCGCCGGACTCAATGCAGCGGTTCAATCCGCTATGGCCTCAGATGCTCAACAGGCCGCTGCTCAGACTGTTCAATATCAAGGCACAGGTGCACAAGGCGCATTACTCAAGCCGTTCTCTCAAGCAGATTTTACGGCTGATCCGGGTTATCAATTCGCGCTTGACCAAGGCAACCGGGGAGTGCAAAACACGGCGGCAGCGGGTGGCAGTCTCTTGTCCGGGGCAACGCTTAAAGCATTGACTCGATTTAATCAGGACACAGCCAGCAACCAGTACACAAATTCCTATAACCGCTACAACCAGAATCAGCAAAACCAGCTCGGCTCCTTGTTTAAACTGGCAGGAATGGGGCAGAACTCTGCTAGTCAGGTCGGGCAGTACGCGCAAAACTACGGAACCAATGTTGCGAATAACATCATGGGTACTGGAACGGGACAGGCGAATCTGCAAACACAAGCAGGCAACGCTCAGGCCGCTGGCGTGGTGGGTGGTGCGAATGCGCTTACGCAAGGCGTCGGCGGGGCAATAAACAATCTCAGCAGCTTCGGGGCGATGCAGATGAACGGCGGGGCAAATAGGGGCAGCAGTTACGGCGATATCTATAACCAGCCTTACCAGCAGTCCTACGGATCACCTTTCGGCAGCAACTCCTTTAACCCTCGCGCTTACTCCTACTAATGACAATTGACGCAAATATCCCGATGATGTATCAGGGGATTCAGTTAAATGACCCCTTGGAAACGGCAGGCCGCGCCATGTCTCTCCGAAATATGGCCGCGCAGAATGATATGTATCAAGCGCAGGCCGATAGCCAGCAGCGCCAGAACTCACTAGGGAAGATGAGGCAACAGGCTTTCGCTCAGGCAGGCGGCGATCCTGTCAAATTCCGTGCAACGCTTGCCAACATGGGGGACATGGAAGGTGTTAACGCGCTGGATGAGCAAAGCACGAAGTCCCAAAAGGCTGAAGCTGATCTTGCGTCCACCAAAGCCGGTACTCAAGAGAAGATGTCAAAGTTACGTTCGCAAGCTGCAATCATAGGATATACGGGCGGAACGATGCAACACGCTCAAATGGCGGCTGATGCATTGCGGCAAGGCGGCGACACAGTAGGGGCGGATCACATAGATCAATTGATTCAAGCCCACCCTGATGCCACTCCAGATCAGATCAGGCAAGTATTCAAGCCCTATATTGCGTCGCAGCAGACCCCTGACAGCCTGCTGGTTCCGAAGATGATGGCCGCAGGCGGCTCTCTGGTGGATACAAATCCCAACACCGGCGCAGCTCCAATACCCATGACACAGAGTCCCGATTCTATCGCCAGCAATCAAATTGCCCGGCAGGGACAGGCTATTACCATGCGCGGGCAGGATTTGACAAACAGTCGCGCTCTGGAAGCTAATGCAAATGCGAAACTTGCCGCTCCGAAGCTGACTGAGATACAGGCTAAATCTCAACTGTACGGGACTCGCGCTAAGGCATCCCATGACATTCTGAATAACTTGGAAGGGAAGTATTCCCCGATGGCTGTGAATGCGAAAATGGCCGCAAGTGACACTCCTGGAATAGGCGGGTTGGCTGGTGCTATCGGCAATTTCATGCTATCTGAAAACGGGCAGAAAGCAGAGCAAGCGCAACGTGACTTTATTAATGCAATTCTCCGTCAAGAATCCGGCGCAGTTATCTCCGAGTCTGAATTCAAGAATGCCCAAAAGCAATATTTCCCGCAACCCGGAGACACAAAAGGCGTCTTGCAGCAGAAGCGTGAAAACAGGGCAAGGGCGATCAAGGGGCTGGACGTTATGTCCGGGCCTGCTGGTGGCTTCTCCAATCAAGCCCCAACTAACGGCGGGGCTAAATTCTTAGGATTCGAATAAATGCCTGTCGCTCTGTTTCAAATGCCGGATGGACGTGTAGCGCGTTTTGAAGTGCCGGAAGGTACGACTCCAGAACAAGCAAACACGATGATGCAGCAGCACTTTTCACAATCCCCGCAAGGTGGCGATAAGCTTGAACTCGCTAAAGAGCCTAGCACTTTCGACAACTTGGCGGCGGGCTTCAAAAGCGGATTAAAAGGGGTGGGGCAGGGCATAGGGCAAGTTATCGGCACGACCAGCCGTGAAGATGTGGCTAAACAGCGGGAGCTTGATAAGCCTGTGCTGGATACTACGGCCGGGACTATCGGCAACATAGCCGGTACTGTGGCTGGGTACGCTCCTGCTGCGTTTATTCCGGGCGTCAATACTGCGTTAGGTGGTGCGATCGTTGGGGCTGGGATAGGCGCTATACAGCCATCTGCTAGCACGAATGAAACTCTGGCAAATACAGGATTAGGCGGCGTCGGTGGTGCTATCGGTTCCAAGATCAGCCAATTCCTCGCGAGCAGGGCGGCGGCTCGTGCGGCTCGCTCTGCTGCTGTGGCTCCTGCTATTTCAGCCAAGAATGCAACCCTCGAGGCGGCACAGAAAGCGAGATATGCCGTTCCTCCGCAAGATTCTGGCGCTGGCACGGGAAGTCAGTTGCTTAATGCTGTTTCGGGAAAGATCAAGACGGAACAGAAAGCCTCTGTCTTGAACCAGGCCGTGACTAACTCTAAAGCAGCCAAAGCTATCGGATTGCCCGAACACGAGCCTATCACGCTGGATGCGATAGACGGAGTACGCAAGCAAGCCGGGAAAGCCTATGAAGCCGTGCGCGGGGTAGGACAGATCAAGGCAGATGGCCTCTTTAAGCAGGAATTGGGCGATATCGTAAAGAAATATCAAAGCGCATCAAAAGACTTTCCGGGACTGCTTAATGATGACGTAACGAAGGTCGTATCTAACGTTGACAGGCCGCAGTTTTCCTCAGATTCCGCCATAGACGCTATCGGTATATTACGCAAACAGGGTGACGCTGCGTACCGTTCCGGCAACAGCGAAGTTGGCGCGGCAAGTAAGAAAGCCGCTGATGCTATCGAATCCATGATAGGTCGTCATCTCAAGACTTCCGGCGCACCGCAAGACTTGATAACCAATTTTCAGAATGCCCGTCAACTCATAGCCAAAACCTACACGGTCGAGAAGGCGCTTAACACTGGTAGCGGAAATATCAAGGCAGCAAAGATAGCCGCTGAAATGGAGAAGAAAGGGACGTTGACCGGCGACCTGAAAGACATTGGAAAGTTTGCTAAAGCGTTTCCTCGGTCTAATCAAGAGCTTGCAGGAGTTAATCCTTGGAGTGTCATAGATGCTGGCGTTGCTGGCATTGGCGGCGGGGTAGTTAATCCCATGATTGCCGCTGGCGTAGCGGCTCGTCCTGTTGTTCGTTCGATGATCCTTTCTCCGACTTATCAGAAAATGTTTGTTAAGGGTGCTATGCCAAAAGCTGCACCTTCAAGCCTGATGCGTTTGGGCGCAAAAGCCGCAGTACCGTTATCCGCACTGGCAGCAATTAAAGGAGGTCAATAGTGTCTGTAAAAATAGCGCCTGATGCACGGCGGCAATTCATAAATGCTTCCGGCGTACCGTATTCCGGCGCAAAGTTGTTTTACTACGCAGCGGGAAGCACGACTAAGCAAAACACGTATACGACTCAAGCCGGGAATGTAGCGAATTCCAACCCGATTATTCTGGATTCGGCGGGAAGAACTCCTTACGGGGTATGGTTTACAGCGGGGCTGACTTATAAAGAGGTTTTAGCGCCGTCTACGGACACCGATCCGCCCGGAAGCCCGATATTCACGGAGGATACCCT